AAGTACGCGTTGGGGACGTTGTTGACGAGGTCCCAACGGTAGAACTTTCTCGCGAGGTGGACGCTGCGAGGACGCTCCATGAACGTGTTCATGTACTCGATCCCGTCCATCTTGTACCAAGTTTCAGGCCAAGCGTGGAGACTCCAACCTGAGTTACGTGCTACCATGTCACTGAAGGCATCCTTGAACATGTCAACTAAGACCATGCGCTCTGCTCGAGTGCCGGTGAACGGAGTTCCCTTGAAGTTCCCGGTCGTCGGGATGCGGCGAGTCTCGTCCTCGATCGGGACTGGAGTGACGAGCTCGATGGGACGGTTGAGCTTCTGCAGCTCGATCTCGTAGCGCTTCAGAAGATCCTTCGTGTAACCGATGGGATCTGCCTCGCGGTAGATGTGGTGACGAATGTCGATGTTCCCCCAGTAGCAGGTCAGAGAGTCAATGTCAGCCAGGATGAGGTCATGGTCGGTGATCTCCTTCGCGATGCCCTTCTTGATGACTCCGTTCAAGGTACGACCGTCCTTGCGGAGACACATCGAGTTAGCCTTGTAGGCAGAGTGAGCATGGGAGTCACCGATGACGAGGTGACGAACCTTGCCAGGAGCATAGTGCATCGCGGGTTCCATCACTACCTGGACGTTCTGGCAGCGTTGAGAAACCTTGTCCCAGTCACACCCTCTCCAGTAGTCAGATTGAGTACCCTTCTTGACCTTGCACAGCTGCCCGTAGTCAGGCATGTTGTAGTCAAGTGAGATGTAGGTGATGTGATCATGTTGAGGCCAAGCGAGACGCTCGTAGAACTTGGCAGCATGTTCAACCATACCGTCGAAGACGTTCAGAGCTTGGACGTAGCCAGCTCTAGCTTCATGAAAGTCCATGCCGTGGTAGATGAAGATCGTGTCATACTCGCTCCAGTCACGGGAGTGACGAGGAACGTCATCATCGAGGACCTTGACGTCGACCCCGAGGTTGCGAAGTTGGTTAGCACGCAGGTGGGCCCAGCTTGATTGGTGGGAGTACTCGCTTGAAGCGAGCTTTCTGCTCATCAGGTCAATTCCAGCTTTCATGTTGCTAATCTTTCCAGTTTACGTCCAGCGGTTCAAAGTAGATCTTCGTCGGTAAGAACGCGATCGAGGGCATCAGGATGTCTAGGTTGAAGTCCGTTGGGACGTCGTAAGACAGCGTGATGTGAGGGATGTAGTCATCGAAGTCATGAGTAGCACCGCTCTTGATCAAGAAGTTGTGATAGTCAACGAGCTCAGGTGCTTTTAGCTTCATCACCAACACGCTCTTGTCGTGAGACTCCGAGGAGCTGTCCAACAGAGCAAGTGAGTCAGGGTAGAAGATCCACTGCAGCTTGGTCAGTTCATCTTGGTCAAAGTTTAGCTTCTCGGCATCGACGATCGGCTTGCGACTGTAGATCAGCGTCGAGTGAAACTTGTCAGGGTGTAGTGGGTTGGGAATGTCATTGTCATCCATCCAGATCGCGAGGATGACGTTGCAGATCGACATGTACTTTACTGCACCGTAGGTGCCTTGACGACGCTCGATCACAAGATCACCTCCATCGCCGTCATGTTGTTCATGTACTTTCCGAGGTCTTGCGGTGACAGAAGACAACAGTAGCTCAGGTCAACCTTCTTGGAATTTCGTGAGAAGTTCGAGGCAGAGAGCTGACCGACCGGGTGGAGCATCATGTGCATTCTCGGGATCATCACGTAAGTGCAGGTGTCCTTGACGATCAGGTCGAGGAGAGTTACCGGAGAGGTGTGGTAGTCATGCGTCTCGGGGTGCATCAGCAACGCGAGGTAGTTGCTCGAAGCACACTGGGTGATCGGCACGGTGTCAACCATCTTCGTCTCCTCGTCCATGATCATGAGGTTCCATGACACCGGCACGTTGAAGTCAAAGTTGTTGATCCTCACGCGGACGGACGGTCCTTGAGTTTCCTCGAGGAGGTTGATCGGGCGGAGCACGAAGTCATTGAGGCCGACGTCATAGAACCAGCTAAATTTTGGAACTACCGGGCCTGACACGTTGTCTACGATGTAAGGGTGACCGTATTCGGGAAGCACTATCAAGGTTTATCCTTTGTTTGTCATGATACATTATAACACATCTCATGACGAGAGAAAATTAGTTTAGGAAGAAGCTCATCATGGCGAAGAAGAAGATCATCGAAGCGGAGACTCCCAGGAGGATCTGGATGAAGGGAAATGGCTCATCGATCAATCGAGTCTTGGGCATCATCTCGGGTGAGATGCCGTGCTTCTCATTGAGAGCTTTGATGCGTTGCTCAACTTCATCCATCTGACGGTGAAGTTGTCGAACCTGATCAAGGTCATGCTCAGCTTGCAGATCAGCGATCGTCTTTCCGATGTACTTGTCACCTTCGCTCATGTCATCACTCCTTGTAGATCTCGTCAACAGTGAAGAGGTGGAGGAAGCCACCTGAGTCCTCGACCAGGTAAGTGCTCGAGTAAACCTGCGTAACGTGAAAGACCTCGTTCGGGTAGTTGAAAGCTTTTACTTCTTCACCTAGAGTGTAGGTAGTTGTGTTCGTCATGTGATTCTCCTAGTACTTCATCTTCTTTACCGCGTTCATGGGGTAGCCAGCTTCATCGTAGTACTTCTTGCGCTCCTTGAAGTGCTTCTTCGCGTACTTCAGCTTAGAGTAGAGGTCAACCACGAAGATCTTGGACTTGTCACCCTTCTTGCGGAGACCGCGACCGACTGCTTGGATGCACTTCACGAAGGACTTACCGGTATCAAGCATCACCAAGCAGAAGATTCGGTCAATGCTGATGCCGGTGGCGGCGATGCCAGCAGAAGCGATCACGCAGATGTCATCGCGTTCGGCATACTTCGCGTACTCTTCTTGACGGATCTGTGACTTGCTCCCGCCGTCGAGGTAGATCGCGTCTGGGATCAAAGCAGCGATCTCGCGCCCCTGTTGAAGTGACTGCGTGTTCACCAGAACCATCGTGTTACCGTACTGAGCTCTGAGCTCTTGGATCTTCTCGGCGATCGCGACGTTGCGCTCTTCATGCTTCGTGAGGTAAGACCTCTCGGAGGCGTAGTCAGGTAGCTCTGGGTCAACGTCAACGGTCTCGATCGGCTCGATCAGGATCTCCGAGAGATAACCCTGAGCGATCAGCCACGAAGCAGGGACCTCACGAACGATGCGCCCGATCGACAGCTTCAAGCTGTAGGCATCGGTCGGTGACTTCGGGAAGGTACCGGTGCATCCGTAGCGGTGAGAAACGTGCTTTCCGTACTCGTTGATCAGCTTCTTGATCACCTCAGCTTTGGCTCCGTGACAATTTGAAACTAAAAGATCTTCTACAAAATAATTGTGATTATTTTTCACATGTAAATTATAAACTATCTTTGGTTTCTTGATGATTTTTTTAGATGTCAGTTTCAAAATATCTCTCAATCTTTTTCCAAGTTTCAACAGAAAAATCGTCTTTTTTCTGAAGAAGAAAATCTTTATAAGGTTGTAAAAAACTTTCTGTTAAAATTTCGAATTGATACTCGATTTGTGAGGCATAATTACAAGCGGCTTCTGTTTTAAAAATTGCTTTATCTATCATAGATGATGGTTTAATCTCAATCATTTTTTTATGATAATGAGATGTAAAATCTACAATATAAATTCTCTCTTCACTTCCATCAAAATATCTGATTCTGGTTTCTTCAAAAATAAAACTATCATCTAAAATAGAAGCAATTGCAGCTTCAAGCGATGATCTATAATGTCTACCTTTATAAGTAGCGGTCCAATGCGTATTTGAATTATGAATATTAGGCGTAAATCTTCCTTCTTCAATTGCCAGCTTTAAAGAAACTGATAACTTTCTTCTATAAGATTTTTGTTTTTCTATTGACCAATGTGCAATATTTTCTTTAGACATTGGATTATTTGATCCAGTTCTTGCTTCTCCCATTTTCTTCATTGAGGTACAGTTTTCTTTAGTAAGACCTTTATTCCACCCTTTACATGGAATTATCATCTTCCCTTCTTTCCATGCCTTCTTTGCACGATTAGATGCAATTTCAGTTCTGCTTTCTTTTGAAATCGTTTTCCAACCTTTCAAAGAATTCTTTGATGATGTTTTTGATTTTAGATTAAGCTCCGCGGTTTTCCTAATTATTTCATCTGTTGAATAAAGTTCTTCAAATTTATAAATTTTAGCATTTTGAGAATGTACTTTTCTGCAAAATTTTTGATAGTCTTGAAGAGTAAAAAACACAAATCCAGTAGATAAAATAGCCCTATCAAATTTTTGGCTACGTCTAATAATGTCTTCACCATACTTATCAACTAATGCTATTATTTTAATCGTCGATCTTATTTCTTCAAGTTTTTGATTGATCTTTTCTTTCATTACAAACTCTCATAGTGTGATTGCTGATGTATTTATAAACATCTTCTATTTCATCATCATTTGTGAGTTCATCCGCTCTAACCCAACCGCGGTTTGTGTAAAATTTATGATTTGCAGTAACTTGCACAATTACATTTTCATCAAATATAAGTTCCAACATTTCTTCACTTGAAGATATAGGTAGAGATTGATGAACTTCTACTATCTCATCTATCAATAAATTTCCATTCAAATCACTATTATATATTTCATCGCCAATTCGAAGTTTATCTATTCTTGTAGGACCATTTGGGGTCAAAACCCTCATTTCCCCAGAAAAACATTCATCAACTATCATAGCTTGGAAGTAGTTCATGTAGTCAGGCACGTTCTGCAGTGACTGCCAGGTAGCGACGACGATCGGGTGGTCGATGTCCTTCTGACTGCCGGAGTACTCTCCGATGGTCACCGGGTAGTTCTGAAGTCTCTCACGGAACTCGTTGACCGTCTGGGTCACGAGGTCAGATGACGGAACGATGATCAAGGTCTGCAATCCGTTGAGGTGTAGAACCATCGACAGAGCTGCACACATCGAGGTCTTTCCAGAGCCTGTCGCGCAGATCGCGAATCCAGAACCCTCCTCTACGAGAGCATTGATGACGTCAACCTGGTACGGACGAAGCTGGAAGGTATCTAACCCGAAGAACGTCTCGTCGATGCGGTCCTTGATGACAGGAGCCGGGTGGCGCTTGTCGATGATGTCGACCTCGTAACCCCATGAGCAGACGTACGGGAGGATCTCATCGAGGATCTTGACGAATGACTTGCCGTTCTTCTCGAAGAAGCGAATCTTTCCATCCCAGCGGCGAAGCTGGTAGGCAGGCATGTGAAAGTAACCGTCAACGAAGACCCCGAACTTCTCCCAGAGAATCTCGAGATGTTCAGGACGAAGTCCGCCGAAACGACAGTTTACTTCATCTTCAAGGTGTAAGGTGCAGGTAAGAGCCATCAGTGAGTTACTTCCTGGAGAGTAGACGGGAGTGACTGCATCTTTGATGCATCGATGTACTGGACGGTCATCTTAAGTACCTGAGGTTAGTTTGTAGAACTCTTCAAGGAAGAAGATCTTCGCCTGAGTAGAGTTCATCGGGTCGATCGGGAACGGAGCAGTAGGGACGTTAGCCAAGAAGCTCCACTGTCCCTCTTCACCCTCGATGCAGGGGTTCAACAAGCACTTGCGCTCGGTGTTGAGCATGATCAAGTCAGCTGACTTGACGAGGGCTGGTAGCTCATGGTTGAGACCGAAGCGCTTCATCACCACCTCGTTCACTCTCTCCTCGATCTCACGATAGTCAGGGAGCAAGTTCTTCAGAGGAGACGATACGTCACCGAGGAAGGCTTCAGGAGCATCGTGAAGCAGCCCGTAGAGCTTTAGCTGTGGTGGGCAGAGACGCGAGACGTAGACGCTGTGCTGAGCGACCGAGTAGAACCTGTTGCAGTGACCTGTGAAGCGACAGAGGTGAGACAGAGCATGCGCGATGTCAACGACGGTGAACTTGCTCTTCTCTGGCTCGACGAAGTTAAAGAATCGTCCGCTGTAGATCGCGATGTCTGGTTTACTCATGAGAGCTCTCGATGATGATCTGTTCAAGCTTCTTCTGGAAGCTAGCCTTGCCGCTGTCTAACATGCAGTCATAAGCAGCACCGAGAAGGACTGACTTGTCCATCATCTCGATGATGCGCTCAACGGCGTTCTTTACGGTTTGTTCTGTCATGGTAGTATTGTAACACTCTTAGTGGAGGTTGAACATTAATCCGTGGCGATCGGGAGGTTCTCGTTGTACTCGTAGTCGGTGATCTTCTCTGACTTTACAGAGACTGGAGTTTCAATGATCATTCCCTCATAGTAGACACGACCGAAGACGTGACGAGTCTTGTAGTCTTCGACCATCTTGATCGAGAACACCATCTCATCAACCCCACAGTGCATCGCAGCTTCTTCATAATCAATCGCGCTGATCACCTTCAGGTCAAGGTTGATCACCTTAGGGACGTCTCTCAGAAAGAGAGTAGGTTTACCTATCGCTTTTAGACGAGCTGCCATCGTGATGATCCAGCTCTTGAGCAGAGAAGCCTCATCGGAGGCCGTAAGCAAACGGGTAGCAGGAGAACTGGTGTAGTTGTTGTCGACGATTCGTCCACCGTCAAGGCTGATGGTAGCAACCGCTGCTGGCTTGATGATGCTGTAGTTCTTGTTCTTAGATTTCATGCCGTCAGGGTCGGTGTCCGGGTAGAGGACCTGTTCCCACTGCTTGGTGTCTACGTTAAGTCCGATCAAGAATACAGGCATGTCAACGAAGACCACGTTAGCTCCTAGATCATTGAATAGATTTCTGACTTCTGATTGATTCATGTTGTTCTCCTTACAGGACGGTGTTCTCAAGTTGAGCGATCCTCAACTTGACGATGTGACCCAGTGACCAACCCATTGACTTCAGAGCTTCGACGATCGACTCGAGGCGACGCTTGGTGTGTGCAACTTCTAGGAGGATCTCCATCGCGGCGATGTACTGAGGGTCACTCTTCACGTACTGCCTGATCTCGGTAGTTCCTAGAGCTTTCTTGTTTGACTCATTGATGCTTCGGTAGGTAGCAGACTCGACCTCTTCTACCTTCACCCGAATGACGTCTTCGATCGTCTTACACTCCTGGAGCATCATGTCATAGAACATGAGGTCCTTGGCGTGGTTCTTGCAGATGTCCTCGAGGTTCTTACCCTCGAGTTCAAAGCAAGGTTCGGCATTGTCGATGAGCTGCTCGTACAACGCGATCCTGCCTGGGATCTTGTTGAGCTGCAGCTCACCCTTGACGTCGGAGACGAAGGTCATTACATCGAGTACCCGACGCCGAACATCAGTTGGTCGGTGTCATGACCGTCCGAGGACATCAACGCATGGCCGTAGCGAGCTTGCACGGCAAACTTCTCGGTCAACTTGTACTTCAAGCTGAGGGCTGTCATGAAGGTAGCACCGTACTTGTACTTGTACGAGGTACCGTTCGGGTCATTGACGGTGGTAGCGTTGAGGTAGGGACCGAACGCGATCGAAGTTTCTACGCGAGGGGTAAACTGGAACGGTACCTTCAGCAGACCGTAGAGACCGTCACGCTTGCGACCGTTCAGGCTTTCTTCGTTCAGGTATCCGAGGTCCCAAGTACCGTGAGCAGTCGGGGTTTCTTGCTCGATCTGATAGGCGCTGCTGCGGTAGTCAGAGTTGGTGTTGCCGTTGTCATCGACTCGACCTCCGAAGACCCAGAGGGATGCCTTGTCGTCGGCGAAAGCTGACGCGGAGGTCAGCAGGAGAGCTGCGAGGAGTAATTTCTTCATGATGCTTCTTTCTTATGGTATGGTGAATCGGAAGTGTCTTATGACACCTTACATAGCACCTCAGAAACCGGTACTACCAGGAACGTGTCCCCAGCATACTTGATCTCCTTGGCTGCATTTCTTACGAAGATGACCCGATCCTTGACCTGGAGGCCCACTGGGATCAGCTCTTCCTTCTTGTTCAGTTTACCTGGACCCACGGCGACGACGATGCCTTCTACCGGTGCGGTCGGGTCAATGTTTTCCTTGATGATGATGCCGCCCTCGGTCTTCTTTGCCCTTTCGGTAGGGAAGATCATGACGAGGTCATGAAGGAGTGTAAAGTTGCTCTTTGGTTTTTCGTTGCTCATTTCAGTTTTCCTTCGTCCGTTAAGTATGGGGTCATGTCCTCGATCAACCAATCATAGCTTCCTTCAAGAAGGTTACCGTGACCTGGCATGAATCGTGAGATGTTAAAGTCGTGAGTGTTCTCTAGTACTACTGACCAATCCGTAGCATGTTGCATCCCATAAAAGTCATCGAGGGTAGCAGGATCTTAAGGCGTCTTCTCGCCTGTATCAGAGTTCTCCCAGTGCATCTTGAACCGCTTGCTCTTGAAGAGAGCCTTCAGCATGTTGATCGTATCTTGACTGTGGACTTTACTCAGCTCGACAGCTGATACCTTCAAGCTGTTCTTCAAGTACCAGACGAAGCGAGTAAAGATCTTTGATCCTCTCATCTCAGCTGTCACGTAAGCTTCACAGAGCAACGGGCGATGACCGTCAAATTGAACTGCAAAGTAAGCTTCAAACTTTTCACCTCGCTTGATGAGGTAGATGCTTTGGTTGACGTTCAACTTCTTGCGAAGATAGACCTGATCGTGATCTCCAAAGTCAAGATCCCCATCATGCTTGAAGGACTTGGGGTTCTTCTTGACCTCAGCTAGGTATTGATTAAAGTTCAACTTCAACCTATCATCAAGAACTCCAGCTACCTGAGTCATCTCAGATAGCCGGTTCAACTCTTTGAGCAGCTTACTCATCAGCGTCAGCGTCGATCTTGATGTCAGGCGTTCCAAGATCACCCAGCTCGATGATCTCACCTGTCGAGGTGTCAACCACCTCGGTTGAAGCTTCAGGCAAGAACAGATCGTTCTCCTCAAGATCGGTGAACTTCTTCTCGATCGCGATGATCTTCGGGTTGGTGGTCAGGATCTTCAGGGCCAGCTCTTCGGTCAGAGTAGACTTCTTGAACTTGATCTCCTTGCCTTCCAGGTCAACCAACCAACCGAAGCCGTCCTTGGTGATCACGCCGTCTGCTTCCAGACTCTCGATGAGTCCAGCAGTAGGGGTAAGACCTTCGTCGAAGGGAATCTCCACCTCGATGCGGGTACCTGGCTTAACGAAGCGAGACTTGTAGGTCTCGATGCGCATGCGGATGCCGGCGATCTCGGTGCCTTCCTTCAGCTTCAGCTTGGTCAACAGAGCGATCTGTGAAGCCGAGTACTTGACGCCGTTGGTCACTGCCCACAGACCGTCACCGGCCATCGGGTCAGCTGGGTACACTTGGTCGGTGAAGACGAAGGTAGCGTTGCAGCGTGCGAGGCGAGACACCAACGTGCGCAGCAAGTGCTTCTTGTTCTTCGCGGACTGACCTTGGTCACCTGTCTGACGACCTTGCTCGAACTTTTCGTTCTCGGAGTCGGTCAGACAGTTGCCGAGTGAGTCGAGCACGATGAACAGCTTCGGAGCTTCCTTGTTGAACTTTCCGTACTCCTTCTCGTAGCCCGTGAGGAACTCGGAGACGACGGAGGTAACGTTCTGGATCGTGACGACCTGAACGTAGGAGAAGTTGTCATCGTTGACGTTGATCCCTGCACGGCTCATGAACTTTGGGTCCAGTGCGTTCTCCGAGTCGATCACGAGGCAGATTGCTCCCTGTCTCTGTGCTTCACGGATCACGTTGCATGAAATGTAAGACTTGCCGGCAGCGCTTGGACCGACGAAAGCGGTCAAACGCCCTTGAGGGATGGCCTTGAAGTACGATCCAGACAGTGCTCGATTCAGGGCATAGTTGCCTGTCGAGTACCAAAAGCCTGGAGGTGAGAACTCAGAGGAGACGTTCTCGAGCTTTTGAATTTCCTTGCGAAACTTTTTCAAAAATGGTAGCATGTATGAATTCCAGTGAAGAAAAGAGGGAGTGAACTCAATCACTCCCTACTAACTGCTTGACTTAAGCGGCGGCGTTTTGACGTTCTTTGAGCTTACGCAGGATCTCTTGAGGAGACAGTTTGCCGGTAGAAGCTGGAGCAGCTGCAGGAGCAACCGATTCAGTTACCTGTTGAACGACCGCAGCTGCGTCTTGGACAGGCTTCGCGGTGTTGAGCGAAGTGTCAAGGCTCGGGCTACCGGTTGAGACGGCAGTGTTCGCAGCTACTTCCTTCTCGGCTTCGTAAGAGCGGCCGGTCAAGAAGGCTTCGATCATGGCTTCCATCTGTTCACGCTCGATGTGGCCGTAGCGGAAGTTCTTGAGGTCGTACATCTCAAGGTGAGTCAGGAACTGCTCAGGGATCGCGGTGGACTTACGAGCGAAGTCAGACGTGGTATAGTCTGCGTACTCGCCTTGCTTGGTCTTGTTGATGCGGAAGTTGTAACCGTTGACCATGTCGTACGGCATCTCGTCCAGGTCCCCCTTGACGATCTTTGCTTCGATGACCTTGTACAGCTTCGGTCCGATCGACAACATGCGGACTGGATTCTCATCGGCCTTGACTGGGTAGTCGAACGGCGTGCTGATGATCAAGCCTTGGACGATGTAGTCCACCTTGCGCCAGAAGCTCTTTCCCATCTTCTCGTCACCCTCGTCGTAGTACTTTTGAGAGTGTTCGCAGCAAGCACAAGATTCACCGTACATCTTTGCACAAGCGATGCGCTTTTTCTTGCCGTTGATGAGGAGTTCGTGGTATTTGTTTTCAACGATGAAGCCGAGAGGGTTCTCTTCGTCGAGGTCGGGCAGGAAGCGGAAGTCTACAGTCTGTTCAAAGTCCATCTTGTAGAACGGGTAGAACTTGTCCCAAAACCCGGTGTTGCCTTCGCCGCCTTCGGATTCTTTCTTCTTGAAAGCTGCGCGTAGTGCTGAGATATCTAAAGCCATGATTATTTCCTTATGAAAGTTGTGTCTTACAGTTTACGATTATGAAGTGATTCGCCTTAACAGCGTTCACCAGGTATTTATAGTAACACAACTTTCAATTCTTGGAAATTTAACTACATCGTTAGTGAGGGTACCGGTTGCACGGCTGTGCACATCGGGACGTCTTCTGGGAGGAACGGTGAGGCGGGAGGAACGGGCGGTAAGATCATCTCGTCCTTGATCGTGATCGGAAGCTTCTTCTCGACCCAGTTCTTGATGATCTTGGCATCGGTCACTCTGCCCCTCTTGGTCCTCGAGTGGAGGATCACGATGACGACAGGTGAGCCGTTGATCACGGTCTGCATCACGAGACAACGACCAGCTTCCTTGATGTAGCCGGTCTTCGAGAGCCCGATGTCCCATTGAGAAGTGCTGACCAGTGGGTTGGTGTTGTGGTACTTGAGGGGCTTCCTCGTTCCTACATCATCCACCTCTCGGGACGAGGTGGTAGTGAAGTCATGGATCACGGAGTAAGAGCTAGCAGCTACCACCATCTTGACGAGATCCTGTGCTGTAGAGACGTTGCGTAGGTCTAAGCCGGTAGGATCGAAGAAGACGGTGTGAGACATCTCAAGCTGAGCTGCCTTCAAGTTCATCGCGATCAAGAAAGCCTCAAGTCCACCGGGGTAGCTGTTGGCGAGGGCCAGAGCTGCACGGTTCTCAGATGACATCAGTGCAAGCTGCAAGAGCTCTCTTCTTGACAGGCAAACACCAACCTTCAGCCTTGACTTTGAGCGCTTGATGTTGGGATTGTCCTCGCCGATGGGAACCATCTCGTCCATGGGAAGGTTGGCATCAAGGGTAACCATCGCGGTCATCAGCTTGGTGATCGAAGCGATGGGAACGACGTCGTTGGAGTTCTTGTCAAAGATCGGACTTTGGCTCTGCTCGTCAAACACCAACACGATGTCTGACTTTACTCGCAGTAGGTGACCGGTCTCTGACTTTACGTGGTGACGACGGTGATGGTGCCCATGAGCTTCAGCAGGTGATGCAAGCGAGAGAAACAGAAGAGCAGTGAGGAGCTTGGTCTTCATGACATGTCAGACAAGGCAATGTTTAACTCATCCTCAGCTGAGAGCAGATGAGGAACCCAACCGTTTTTCTCTGCTTCGATCTGCCACTTTGGCTTTGACTGCTCTTGAATCAGCTTCTGAGCTTTCTCCTCGATGAACAGAGGTCCGATGCAGCAAGGCTCATCGACATCTCCTAAGTTCTGGAGCTTGTGGCGTAACCAATCTTCAGTGATGTACATCTTCACGGGTAACTTCCTTTAAGTATGAGATCAACTCGTACGGGTGCTTGCTCTTGAAGCGCTTCCAGTACTGAGGGTGGTAGAACGGCTTGTACTCTACCTCGAAGGCCTTGCAGTAGTACTGCGCCACTCCACCGAGGGCAAGCACTGCTGACGGCTTCAGAGCAGCTACCAAGCTGCTGTGTTACCAGGCTTGAAGGCACCGACTCCGAAGGGAGCGTTCGTGAGGTAGGAGAGCTCAATTCTTCTTAAGTATCGTTCTTGGCTCATGTGACATTATATCATGAAGAGCCAAGAAAGTAAACAACTAGTTGAAGAAGAACGGGATCGGATCCTCGAAGGCGTTCGTCGTCTCGTCAAAGAACTCATTCTCT